ACGCTGAATGCGCAGCGGCATACACATAACAACAAGGAAGTTCTTGACACCATTACCGAGCAGTATTTGCAGGATGAGGCGGCTTTCCGCGCATCGACCAGCAACGCGCTGCACAGCCTGTCCACAGGGCTGAGTGAGGTTTCTGCGCAGGCGCATTCACATCACAACCTCACAACACTGAACGGCATCACGGATTCTCACGTTTCCCGATGGGAAGAGGCATACTCCGCAGCAATGAACCTGAATGAGCGTGTCGGTGTCAATGAGGGTGTGTTCGAGCGCTTCAAGACCGAGATTCTTTACGATATGCAGGGCTGTCGTACATCCATTTCGGATATTCTTACCCGGCTTTCTGCCGTGGAGACTGAGCTTTCCGGCGTAGAGACCGCACTTGCGGCAATTGTGGAGGTGACGACATGAGCATTGCAAATTATTTGACAGCGCTGGATGCGCAGCGAGATCAGCTTGCCCGCAATCTTGTGACAATGGGTGTTCAGGCATCGGAGTCCGAAAAGCTGAATACGCTTGTGCCGAAGGTGCTGCAAATCCCGTCCGGCAGACCGGAGGTGACGCTGTTCCGCAACGGCAATGATGCTCTTACCATATACGGTGAGAGCATCTACACTTTCTATATTGACGGCTACCGCAGTATTGCTGGCTTTGCAGATGTATATCCTCATTTCTGCTGTGCGGATAATGCCTATGCGCTTTACTACAATCAGCCGGATTTCAACTGGGGCGCTGTCATTTACACGATGTGTATTACCCCGGTACGCATCACGCCTGCAAGCAGAATTCTGCTTACCTACAAGTCCGGCACGACCGATGCAGGTGAGATGTGGCTTGTGCGCAAGAGCAGTCAGCAGATGTCGCCTGCGGAAACGGCAAGGTATATCCATGAAAAGCTCAGCAGCGGAGAGGCAATCTCCGTTCCGTTCGGCTGGCTCGGTTCCGTCGGCAACTATATCTCTGTCCTGCACGACTGCAGCGGTGTATCTGCTGACGACTATTATCTCGCATGGAAAGCGGTGACAGACAATACAAGCCCGATGATCAGAACGGTCAAGGTACTGGAGGTGACAACATGAAAGGAAGTATCTGTACGGTGATCGGTGCGATCGGCGGCGGAATTGCAGCGCTTTTCGGCGGCTGGGATTCCGCGCTGGTGACGCTGATCATCTTCATGGGCATTGACTTTGCAACCGGAATGATTACCGGTGCTATGGGCAAGTCCAAACACAGCAAAACCGGAAAGCTGAACAGCAAGGCGGGCTGGTACGGGCTTGCGAAGAAAGGCAGCATTCTCATGCTCATTATCGTGGCGGTGCGTCTGGATATTCTGCTCAACACCAATTATGTCCGTGATGCGGTCTGCATCGCGTTCTGCGTGAATGAACTGCTCTCCATCGTGGAAAATACATCGCTCATGGGTATTCCGTATCCGCCTGCACTGAAAAATGCGATCGAGGTGCTGCAAAAGCAGACCGGCAGAAAGGACGATAACGATGATTAAGACCTACGGCTATACCGATAATACACAGCTCTCTCCGCACTTCAATGCGCAGGAGTTCCGCTGTAAGTGCGGCAAAGAGCATGATTTTCAGATCGATGATGATCTCATCACCAAGCTGGAGACGCTCTATTCTACGCTGAATTGCTCCAAGATCATCGTCACCAGCGGTTTTCGTTGTGCTGCTCATGATAAGGCAGTAAAGGGCAGCGGCACAGGACAGCATACACTGGGCAAGGCAGCGGACATCTGCTGCTACGGGCAGGACGGACAGCCGATCTCCAGCAAGACCGTCTGCTGCAAGGCGCAGGACACGGGCTTTACCGGAATTGCGAATATCACTGCCGCTTACATCTATACGCACGTTGACGTGCGCTCCGACGGAAAGTGGTACGGTGATGAGGTACACGGCAACAGCTCTGTGACCGATGATTTCTACAAGTATTTCGGAGGTGAGGATATGAAGGGCATCGACGTCAGTGTTCATAACGGCAAGATCGACTGGCAGAAGGTCAGGGCTGACGGAATTGATTTTGCGATTCTCCGCGCAGGCTACGGCAGGCTGGCATCGCAGAAAGATGACCGTTTTGAGGAAAACTATGCAGGCGCTAAGGCGGCAGGCATTCCGGTCGGTGCTTACTGGTACAGCTACGCTATGAGCGAGGACGAGGCACGACTGGAGGCTGATGTGTTCCTGTCTGTCATCAAAGGAAAGCAGTTCGACTTCCCGGTATATTTTGATCTGGAGGAAAAGAAGCAGTTTGACCTCGGCAAGGAAAAGGTGTCGGCGATCATGCGGGCGTTCCTTGAAAGAGTTGAGGCAGCGGGCTATTTCGTCGGTCTTTACGGCTCTGCGTCCTCGCTCACGACGCATACCGCCGATGACATCAAGAGCCGCTATACCATCTGGCTGGCGCACTGGTGCGATCAGACGAATTACAGCGGTGCATACGGCATCTGGCAGCATTCCGAAAAGGGCAAGGTTGCAGGCATCAGCGGCAATGTCGATCTGGACATCGGCTACAAGGACTTTCCCACGATCATCAGGGAGAAGGGGCTGAACGGCTACGGCAAGGAGCTGAATCCGCCTGCGCCTGCTGCGGAGGACGGCATTACCGTTGAGGTCACGGTTGACGGAAAGAAGTACAGCGGAAAACTGAATAAGGCGTAACAGCAGCGCCCGTCGGGATTTTTTCTCGGCGGGCGCATTTTTTTCGTCCAAACGCACCTCGATTCTGTAGTGGGTAGTAGAAAGAAATGTTACCGGAGGTGCTTTCATGACTGATACACAAAAAGCAAAGGCGCTTCATATGCGTTCAAAGGGCGTTTCCTTTGCGCGGATTGCAGCAGAACTGAATATATCCGTCAACACTGTGAAGTCCTTTTGCAGCCGTAACAAAAGTGGTCAGCTTTGCCTGTTCTGCGGCACTTCAATTCAACAGCCGCCGAGAGCAAGAATAAAAAAGTTCTGTTCCGATAAATGCCGGATGCAGTGGTGGAAGGCGCATATAAAAAAGGTCAACAGAAAAGCTGTTTATGATTTCACCTGCGCCTGCTGTGGGCAGCAGTTTCAGGCTTACGGGAACGATCACAGGAAATATTGCAGCAGAGCCTGTTATATCAAAGCGAGGTTTGGAGGTGAGCAGCGTGAACTTTCAGAATGAAATGATGTATCAGGCGACGATGAGTTTTGCCCGGAAGATGCTCCGGGACGGTCTGATTACCGAGGACGAGTATCGTCAGATTGATACAATGTTCATTGAGAAATACCAACCTAAAATCGGCACATTATTCGTTGACTTACAGCCGGAACAGAGGTAATATGGGATACTGAAAGGAGGGATTTTATGCGTAGAATCACGAAAATTGAACCTACAGAACCCATATTGCCTAAGCGCAAACGAGTCGCTGCCTATGCTCGTGTCTCGATGGAAACGGAACGCCTGATGCATTCCCTTTCAGCGCAGATCAGTTATTACAGTGAGCTGATCCAGAAGAATCCTGAATGGGAGTATGCGGGAGTGTACGCCGACAATTTCATCTCAGGCACAGAAACCTACAAGCGGCAGGAGTTCCAGCGAATGCTGGCAGACTGCGAGGCAGGGCTGATAGACATCATCCTTTGCAAGAGCATTTCACGTTTTGCCCGCAATACGGTTGACCTGCTGGAGACTGTCCGGCACCTGAAAGCACTCGGCATTGAAGTGCGCTTCGAGAAGGAGAACATCAACTCCATGTCAGGCGACGGCGAACTGATGCTCACCATTCTTGCCAGCTTTGCGCAGGAAGAGAGCCGCAGCATTTCAGAAAATGTGAAGTGGGGCATCCGGAAGCGCTTTGAAAATGGCGAAATGTGTTGTAAAAATCCCGTGCTTGGATATGAGTGGGTTGACGATCAGCTTATCGTTGTTCCGGAAGAAGCAGCTATTGTGAAGCGTATCTTCCAGAATTTCCTTGACGGGAAATCACGACTGGAGACGGAGCGTGAGCTGAATGGTGAAGGTATCACAACGAAGAACGGGTGCCGATGGCAGGATTCCAGCATTAAGGTGGTTCTTACAAACATCACCTATACAGGCAATCTTCTGTTCCAGAAAGAATACATTACCGATCCGATCACCAAGAGACGCAGAAAAAACAAAGGCGAACTGCCGCAGTATTTTGTGGAAGGAACACACGAAGCTATCATTGATATGGAGACATTTCAGTATGTGCAGGCGGAGATGCAGCGGCGGCGGGAACTTGGCGCTCTGGCAAATAAGTCGCTGAATACTTGCTGTTTTACTGGTAAGCTGAAATGCCCCTTCTGCGGTCAGAGTTATATGCACAACACTCGTAAAGATCGCGGGAGCTTTCAGGAATTCTGGTCGTGCGGCGCTATCAAGAAGAAAGGCGGTCGTTGTCCGGTCGGGGGCAGCATCAATCATAAGCATCTGCGTGAAACCTGCGCTAAGGTGCTGGGACTGCCGGAGTTTGATGAAGAAGTATTCCTTGCACAGGTGGACGTGATACTCGTTCCTGCAAGGGAAACGCTTGAATTTCATCTCAAGGACGGTGCGGTTGTCACCGAAGAATGCAAAAACACCGGGCATCAGGAGTGCTGGACACCGGAACGACGGGCTGCGACTGCTAAACGCCGCAGAGACAGCGCTGCGCCTAACCGTCCTGATGCGACTTGCTTTACCAAGAAGATAAAATGCATCCGGTGCGAACTAAACTATCGTCGAGGCACAAGGAAAGACGTTCATCACTGGCGCTGCGCTGGCAAGAACGGCTGCCTGAGCCTGCGGGAGGAAGTGCTGAAATCGCTCACGGCGGAAGTGTTGGGACTTACAGAGTTTGATGATGCTGTTTTCCTTGAACAGATCAGCCGCATTGAAGTACACGACAACGATATGCTCCGCTATTGCTTTTATGACGGACGCACCGAAGATCGGCAGTATATCGCGCCTCCCAAGCGCGGAAGAAAGTGGACTGCCCACCAGCGTGAAGTGATGGCGCAGAAGGTCAGCGCAAGCTGGACACCGGAACGGCGGGCAGATATGAGCGTCCGGGCAAAGGAAATGCGAAGGAGGGAGAAACTTGCCAAGAATCACTAAAATACCTGCATCGATCAGCCGCTACACTTCAGCGCCGATCGATGCTCCGGTCAAACGGAAGGTTGCAGCATACGCTCGTGTCTCGACCGACAATGAGGAACAGCTCACGTCATACGCTGCGCAGATCAGCTACTACACCGATTATATCAAGGGGCGTGAGGACTGGGAGTTCGTCAAGGTGTACACGGATGAAGGCATCTCCGGCTGCTCGACTAAACGCAGAGAGGGTTTTCAGGCTATGGTCGCCGATGCACTGGCGGGAAAGATCGACCTGATCATCACCAAGAGCGTGAGCCGCTTTGCCCGCAATACGGTTGACAGCCTGACGACCATACGAAGCCTGAAAGAACACAACGTGGAGTGCTATTTCGAGAAGGAAAACATCTGGACGTTCGACGGTAAGGGAGAATTGCTGCTGACAATCATGTCGAGCATTTCACAGGAAGAGGCACGATCCATTTCGGAAAACGTCACATGGGGACAGCGCAAGCGCATGGCAGACGGCAAGGTCAGCCTTGCCTACAGTCGCTTCCTCGGTTATGACAGGGGCGCGGACGGCAAAATGGTCATCAACCCGGAACAGGCGGAAACGGTACGACTCATCTACAGATGGTTCCTTGAGGGCATGACGCCGCACACCATTGCTGTTCGCCTGACAGAAAAAGGAATCAAAACACCGGGCGGAAAAGATAAATGGAGTGCGACAACCATTCGGCGTATCCTGACGAACGAGAAGTACAAGGGCGATGCACTGCTCCAGAAGGAGTATACGGTCGATTTCCTGACCAAGAAAACGAAGAAGAACTGCGGCGAAATCCCGCAATACTACATCGAGGACGACCACGAGGCAATCATTGATCCCGCCGTTTTCGATCTGGTGCAGCAGGAAATGGAGCGCAGGAACAACGGCACTTCCCGGTACAGCGGTGTGAGCATCTTCTCCAGCAAGGTGAAATGCGGCGGGTGCGGAAGCTGGTACGGTGCAAAGGTGTGGCATTCTACAGATAAGTACCGGAAGGTCATATACCGCTGTAATCATAAGTACGGCAAAAAGCGCTGCACGACACCGCACATCACCGAGGATGAGATCAAGGTGGTGTTCCTGAATGCCCTGAACCAGCTTCTGAAGAACCGCGAGGAACTGATCACCAATGTCAAGCTGATCTGCGAAATGGTCGGCGACACCACGGAACTGGAAGCCGAGTGCAAGAAGTACGCTGATGAAATGTCGCTGATCGCAGATATGGTGGAGGCAGCAATGCTGGAGAACGCCCGTGTCGCCCTCGACCAGAACGAGTACCGCCAGAAGAACGACGCCCTCGCAGCTCGCTTCGAGGAGGCGAAAAAGAAGTATGATGAGCTGACCGAACAGATCACCGAGCGTGAAACACGCAGGCAGAACCTACAGCATTTTCAGGAAACGCTGGAATCCTTGAAAGGTACGATCACTGAATTTGACGAGGCACTGTGGGGCGCACTGGTAGACTATATCACGGTCTATGAGGACGGCAGCAGGACGGTCACGTTCCGGGATGGAACAACGATTTGAGAAATAGAAGCACAAAGCGCCACTTTGGAAAATGAGCCGAGGTGGTGCTTTCTATATTAATAATATATAAAACATTATATCAAATAATATAAGTAGTCAATATTTTCATCGGCGGTATTGACTTTTTGTGCGTTTTGTAGTATAATATTAAAAAATGTGCAGGGGGTGCAATATGGAAAAAGAAGATAAGTACTCTTCTATGCAGGATGCTGTTGTAAAAGCAAGAGCGTTAAATCAATGTGTCAATCTTTCCGCTGAATTAACTCCCCTGTGTAATTTTAATTGTCCCATGTGCTATATTAAGCAAAAAGCAAAACTTGATAGCTTACTTAATACAGAAGAGTGGCTTTCTATACTTAATGAAGCTGTTGAGTCTGGTGTAAAATATGTTTTGCTGACTGGCGGTGAAGTTTTAGCTTATAATGGATTCCATGACATTGTTAAGTTCCTTTGTTCAAAAGATGTGAACGTCAGAATAAAAACTAACGGATATTATGCCGATTCTTCCTTTTTGGACTTCATTGATAAAAACCCCATTTATATGTGTGATATCTCAATTTATGGCTTTGATAGAGAGTCATACTTACGAAATACCGGAGTCGATTGTTTTGATATTATTTGCAAGAACATTTATGGTTTATTGCGCACTAATAAAACAAAAGTTCGACTCATGCTTACAAATTCTAAGGATAACACAAATAACGCAGCCAAACTGATGAAATTTGTTAAGCAGTTTGATTGCGACGTTATTGTCAATGAAACTCCGTTATTCCCTCCACGTGAAGGACTTGATAAACATTATGAAGAGTTCTTTGTTGGTTTCTCAGACACAATTAGATTTAAGAAAGCCTATTGTGAAGAATACCAAGTTGACTTCTTATTTAAAAAAAGAGGACGTGATATCGTCATTCCAAGTCAAGGCTTATCATGTAGTGCCGGAAGAAGCTCTTGTGCGATTCATTGGAATGGTATTGTAGCACCATGTTTGAACTTCCCATGTGATGATAGCAACAATCATGTTAGTTTAGGATTTGGCAATGCCTTTTCAGCTTTACAGAATACCATTGAAGAATACTCTCGTCCACGGCAGTGCTTTGACTGTACTGTAAGAGATATCTGCAATTATTGCCCCGCATATGGCGACTCACATCAACAGCCGTACAGTGCGTTTTGTGATTTTTGGAAGGCAGCAGACGAAATAGAGGTGTAATTTGAGTGTATAAAAAATCACAGTATAATTATTTTTATAAACGAAAAGACTCCTCATACGGAGTATGTAATACTTTTAAAGGTTCTATTGCCATATTAAGTGCAGATGAAAAAAAACAGTATGATGCACTTCCAGAAATCATAAATGATTCAAACGAGTTTATTCAAGAACTGTATAAACTTGGAATGCTTATTGATGATGATCAAGATGAATTAGCCCTTATAAATGCTTGTCGATTTAGTAAGACGTATATGAGGAAAGATGCATATTTTCGTATCTTGACCACTACTGATTGCAACGCGAGATGTGAATACTGCTATGAAAGCGGCATTTCACACGAGACCATGTCGGATGACATCGCACATGAAGTGGCTGATTATATTTGTAAGCATAAAGGACTCGAAAAAATATATATTCATTGGTTTGGTGGCGAACCGCTATTAAATACTCGTCCGATTGACATTATCATGAAGGAGTTAAATAGCCGCATTTCAAGCCAGACTAAGATTTATACTTACTTTACTTCAAACTGTTCTTTGCTTAATTCATCACTTGTACAAAAATTAGTAGAATGGAATACTACATGGTTTCAGGTTTCTTTAGACGGAATTGGAGATAGGTATAATCAAATAAAAGCTTACCGGGATACTAAGCGGTTTAATTTCAATAATACGATTGACAACATTGAACTGCTATTGGAGCAAGGTATAGTTGTTAATTTATGCATTAAGTATTGGAGCAAAGACATTGACTCTGTATATGAAACAATTGATTACCTTAAGCCTCGGTTTCAGAAATATGCTAAAAAAGGGCTTCTAAAGATTTCACCTTCCCCTTTATTTGTTGTACCTGAAATACAGGATAGAACAGAAGGAATCCGCCACACTCCCAACACCAATTTGATAAAAGCAAAGCAATACTTAGAAAATGCTGGGATGACTGACGGTAAAGACTTGTTCGACATTTCATTTAAAGAGGGACAATGTTATGCTTGTACAGAAGGAAGCGTTGTAATTTCTCCTACTGGAAAACTGTTTAAATGTGCTTTAGCAATGAAGGATTCCTCAATGTGCATTGGTGACATTTTTAACGGTATAAGGCATAATGCAAATTATTTTAAGTGGGTTACACCTATAATTCCAAAGGAATGCATAGACTGTATTTTCTTACCACTGTGTCAAGGCGGTTGCAGAGCTGGATACTTTGGCTATGCTGAATTTGGGTGTTATAGAACGGAGTATGATTTTGATTCTGTCATTGAGTACAAGATTCAAAGAATGCTTCAGAAATAGTGAAAGGAGGATATAACCATGACAGTTATCAAGGAAGCAAACATCGAGACCTATGAGAAGGTTGTTGAGAACGCTTATACTGAAGTTGGCTGTGAAGCCGATGCTGCGTCCTGCTGCGGTGGTAGCGAGAACTGAGAACCACTTGCTCTGTAACCGTTGATTATTGAAACAGAGGTAAGCTTGTGCTGCCTCTGTTTTTGATTATATGGAATAACGGCACTGCGCTAAAATGGCGTAGTGCCGTTATTTTTTGCCTATGCACCCAAGCTGGTTACACTTGCACCCAGCTTGGGTGCATTTTCGTGTATGCGTTAAATTGTATCAAAATAGGAACGGCAATAGATCCTGCCTGCGGAAGCGGAAACTTCCTTACAGAAACATACCTCTCGATTCGTAAGCTCGAAAACGAGGCTCTGTTTGAGGAGAACCGCGGTCAGACTATGCTTGGTCTTGACGACCTGATACAGGTCAGCATAAATCAGTTCTACGGCATTGAGATAAATGACTTTGCCGTGTCTGTTGCAAGGACGGCTCTGTGGATAGCGGAGCATAAAATGCTGCGTGAGACCGAGAGTATAATGCAGGTAGACCTTGACTTTCTGCCGCTGAAATCCTATAAAGACCATATCGTTGAGGGCAACGCTCTGCGTAGAGACTGGGAGAGCGTTGTGTCAAAGGACAGGCTGTCTTATATTATGGGAAATCCGCCCTTTTCCGGTGCAAGACTGATGGGGAAAGAACAGAAAGCAGATGTTAATGAGATATTCAAAGGGTGGAAAAATGTTGGAAATCTTGACTATGTCTGCTGTTGGTATAAAAAAGCATCTGACCTTATTAAAGGAACTAATATCAGAGCAGCACTTGTTTCTACGAACTCTGTTAGTCAAGGTGAAAGTGTCGCAAACCTTTGGAAGCCACTGATTGAGGACGGAGTACATATTGATTTTGCCCACCGCACTTTTAAATGGGACAGTGAAGCAAGCATTAAAGCTCATGTTCATTGCGTTATTATTGGTTTTTCAAGAGCAGAGATACAAGATAAACCTGTTCTATTTGACGGTAATAGCTTTAAGATGGTCAACCATATCAATGGTTATCTGATTGACGCTCCGGACATTTTTGTAGAAAACCGTGAGAAGCCGTTGTGTGATGTTCCGGGAATAGGAATTGGCAACAAGTTGGTAGATTTCGGACATTATATCTTCACTAAAGAAGAAAAAGATAAGTTCATACATAAGGAACCGTTGGCTGTTCAATATTTCAGACCTTGGATTGGTGGAAATGAATTTATAAAGCTAACACCAAATGATGATGGTCTGTTTATCCTATGGCTCGGGGAGTGTTCTCCGGCAGAATTGCGAAAGATGCCAGAGTGTCTGAAAGTAGTAGAAAAGGTGCGAAATGCCAGACTTGCAAGCAAAAGCCCCGGTTCTGTTAAACTGGCAGATCGTCCTACACATTTTCATGTGGAGAATATGCCGAAAGGCGATTATATTGTAATTCCAGTCGTATCATCGGAACAGAGAAAATATATACCGATGGGCTATCTGAACGATTCTGTTCTTTGCAGCCAAAAGCTTATGCTTATGCCTAACGGCAGCCTATATCACTTCGGTATTCTGGAATCCAATGTTCACATGGCATGGATGAGAGCGGTTTGCGGTCGTATGAAAAGCGATTACAGCTACTCTAAAAATATAGTTTATAACAATTTCCCATGGTGCACCCCCACCCCCGAACAGAAAGCAAAGATAGAGAAAACCGCACAGATGATACTCGACGCAAGAGCACTCTATCCCGACAGCTCCCTCGCCGACCTCTACGACGAACTCACTATGCCACCCGAACTCCGCAAGGCTCATCAGGCTAACGATAAAGCCGTCATGGAGGCTTACGGCTTCTGGGGCAGCCTCAACACCGAGAGCGAATGCGTGGCAGAGCTGATGAAGATGTATCAGAGACTGACGGAGGGGAAATGATGACTGAGAAAGAATTACAAAATATGTGGTATTATTTTTTGGATCTGGATAGAGAGCTTTCTGACAGTTCCAGATATATCGAGCCAGACGGTCAGGAGAAAGTATACTCTTTTGAATTTAGGAAGATAATCATTCTCGCTTGTACTGAATGTGAAACTGCTTTCAAAGCTATATGTGAATCAATTGATGATACTCAAAATCGTGGTTCAATAGCTGACTACAAGAAGGTAATTCTTGGTAAATATCCTAAGATTGTTAATGCAGAAGTTAATATAAAAAGATGGCACAGAAACGTTAAACCCTTTGCAGAATGGGATACAAGAAAGCTATCATGGTGGACTGCCAATCAAAACATTAAACATGATAGAGGCGCTAATTTTGATCAAGCAACTTATGAAAATGCGACATATGCTTTATCGGCTTTGTACATCTTGGTATTTTATCTGTTTGCCATTAATAATCAAGATATGCCTTATGAATGGGGATATATTGATAGCGAGTACGGGATGCCGACATTACTGTGTCAACCGAATAAAAAGCTTCCTGATTTTGAATAAGGAGGTAACAGTTATGATGATAAGTCCTGAATCTTATGTCATGGAGCATAAGAATGATACGTTTGAGCAGCTTATAAAGGAACGTGAGCTGCTGATTGAAGAGATCAGGAATTTTGAAGATACCCTGTTTGGCGGCAAGCCACTTGCTGAGGAGGATATGACAAGTCCCGGTCCGGATGTGTTTTATCAGATGGATCTGGAGTACCTCGCTGCCCTCTGTACGTTTATGAGCGATAAGTACAACAAGGAGTTCATCATGGGGGATGACCCGGATGATGATGAATAGTAAGACAACTGATCTACAGAAAAGGCCGCCCGTTGTAGGGCGGCCTTTAGTCTATATTACGCAATATCTTAATCTGAAAACAATCAAGATATGACCTATACAAAACGTTTTCATATTATCTATTTGAGCGTACTCAGTACTTTCAAGCGTTTGATTTCAACCACGTCAGCCAAAATGATGATACCGCCCGATGGGCGGTATCAGTAACGTTCGTATTATTTCATTCAATCAGCAACGGTCCTCATTCTCCCGAGAAGCTCCTCATATTCTTCAAAGCTAAAGCTGCATCCAGTGAAATCGCATCCGCTAAAGAGACCGAGCTTAGTTATAATACTCTCCAAAAGTTCCTTGTCAAGCTCTGGAAGCCCGCTGCCTTTCCTTGCACGTTCGTCAAGCGCCGCTAACTCTTCCTCAGTAAATTCCTTACCGCTGCGTGTGATCTCTCCGGTCAATAGGTCGAATTGAACTGCTGTCCAAGCAGTGTACAGCGTGCCTGTCTTTCCGTCAGTCTCTATATACTGCGCCGGAAAGAGAAATTCAAGGCAGAGATAGCTGTCAAAGCGGTGATACGCAAGCAGCCTGCCTTCTGAGACGCTCCATACTATCACGATAGGAGTGTCAGGAACAAGTATAACCATGATATCACCGGAGATCGCATAAGGGTAGTCACTATCAAGGTCGAGCATGGGGATGTAGGTTATGGAGGAATTACTGAAAGAGCAGGCATGGAACTTACAATTCGGCATTATCGGAATGCTAAGGCCGCTGAAATCATAGCCGCATACAACACCGTTGCCGATAAGTCCGAGAACTTCGGCAACATTTTCAAAACCTCGGGTGAAATTGTATCTTCTTTGAAGGCTGATAAAGTCCTCTATAACTGTTGTGCGTTCCAGCTCAAAGTGCAGCTTTCGCCAGTCGCCGCTTATCTCTCCGATAAGACGATAGACCTCCGGGATTTCATCAGCATCGAACCAACCGCCTGCAAGCCCTGCCTTCCATGCCGCGTCATAGACCTCGTCATCGGACAGATACTCACCTGTCTCCTTTATCATCCGGATTACATTAACTATGTGCTTAGCCGCAAAATAGTCACGGTAGTGCTGATGTATGAAATGAACATTTTTACGGTCAGTCTCCGATATCTCCAACAGTCCTGAATCTGTCATCAGCTCAACTATATCGTCATTTGTCCTGCTGAGCAGCAGGACTTTTTTGTTTATTCCGATTGGAGCAATACAGTTCTGATAGATGCGGCTGTTGTGGACATAGAGCTTCAGCGCAAGGTCAAATGCCTCCTGCACCTCCGCCCTTGTTATCTCATACTGCGGAATACACTTCGTCATTATCCAGCCCACACAGGGCATTGCGTACCAGAGCAGAAAACGGCTAACGTCATCCCTCGCAAGTTCGCTGACGTAACGGTCAGTCAGCTCACCGGGAGTGAAAAGGTCGTCCTGTACGGCTGTGTACATCTTCAGGAAAAGCGGCAGCCGCAATAACTCATTCAGCCTGTCATCCCTGATAGTATCATTGAAACCCTCAAGAGCCTTGTCCAACGATTCCGCAGTTATACCATGAAGCATAATAGTACGGAAAAGCGGGTTTAGTGATAAAGGGAGCAGGTTTCTGCCTGTCAGTATGATACGGACATTCCGGTATTTGCAAAGCTCACCTATCTCTTCTGAGAGCGCCCTCTTATCCTCCTGCGGCAGCTCGTTGAAGCCATCAAGCATGAGGGTGAATTCCGGCTCACCTGAAACGGTCTCAGTATTCAGCAGCTGTCTCAGCTTCGTGATTCGTGAATAGAATTCCTCCGTACCCTCAATAGTAAGGCACTGCTCTAAGCTCCTATACTCATGACGGTAGTGGAATTTCAGCAGCATTCCTGCAAGAATGCGCTCTTCTCCCGTATCGCCTGGACACTCAGTAAGCGGCAGCAGGAAGCATTTTTCTCCGGCAAGGCTTTGCAGAAGCGTAGATTTGCCTGAACCGCCTGCTCCGCAGATATAAATATTACCTTCCGGCAGTTCTCTTATGGGACTGCCGTTTTCTGTAAGTTCCGGCTCATATTCAAGGCTGCAACTACTCTGAAACGCACTGCTCTCCCGCAGACTTTCCCTGAGACTGAGACGTTTGAAAGTGTCAAGGAAATTGTAGACGGAATAGTTCTCTATGCGGAAGGCGAGTTGCTCTGGCAGTTCCATAAGCTTGACAGGCGATGCTCCGGCGGGGTACTTGTGTACATGGTAGAGAAGTCCGATCAGCAGAGCAGCAGGACAGACCGTGACGGGGTGAGCAGGAGTTCCTTCAAGCTCAGATTTTGATATTAACCGATTGCCGTAATACAGAGTGCTGATAGTATCATCTTCAGAGATAAGACAGAGGAGGGTATACACAAGACTGTCGAGCTTTTCCGGTGCTATCGTCTCCTCGATGAATTTATCCGCCGCTGTGAGATAAGACTTCATCTGACAGGTCTCAAAGGCCCTTTCGAGGTCGGTGAAGGTGATGTTTTCGTAGGGATAGTACCTGCCCTCGGGCAGAAATCTGCCTATCATCTTGTCGATACGATGTACGGCCTCATAGGCCGTGGCATCGTTGAAGCAGGCATAAATGCTGTACCTGTGTTTCCTGCCTTTCCCGTTGTCGTCAGCTGCCGTAAGCAGCAGATCAACAAGGAGTCTGCCGTTTCCCTTCTTGCCCTTTCCTGTACGCTTTGCAGATATGAGCAGCGAGAGAAGGACGTTCATAGTGAGCCTTTGCTGCATTTTTACCTCCTGCGGACAAATACCGCTTTCTATGGTACGTTTTTTCTCTGGATGAATGATATGATGAAATTAACTACAATAATTCTACCATATCAGACGGCGAAAGTCAAAAAAATAACCGCAAATATCGTACATTTGCGGTATGGTTTTCTATGTAAATATCATACCACAATATTCCATATTATTCAAGAATATTTTGTTAAATGCACTAAATAGGTGCACTTTTTTGTATGAATCAACAATCATGCTTTTCTCAATTTGTTAATTATGCTAAACGAATGACGAGAATAAGCCGTCAGACGTATGGTCAGTAACAGAGGTAAGTAACAGGAGGTAACTATGGCACGCAGAGGAGAGAATATCTACAAGAGGAAGGACGGACGCTGGGAGGGGCGATGCAGAGCTGCAAACTCAAAATACCGTTCCGTCTACGGTAAGACATATCAGGAGGTGAAGCAGAAGCTGACGACACTGAAAGCATCGCAGGAAACAACAGTTTCCTCCGGTCGCCTTACTTTCGGGGAGATATGTGCGGAATGGTTTTCGGCGGTAAAGCTCCGCGTTAAGGAGTCCACACTGGCCAACTATCGAATGAAGGCGGAACGGCATATCCTGCCGGAGTTCGGGGTTATGCGGTACGAAATGCTCACAGCTGCGGCTGTACACGAATTCATCGCCAAGAAGCTAAACGCCGGTCTTTCGGCAAAATACATCTGTGATATCGTGGCGGTACTTCGCTCGGTGACGAGATATGCCGCAAAAGTTCATGGATTCACGGACAAACTGGCAGACCTCACGCTGCCGAGGGTGCAGAAGAAGGAGACAAAGATACTTGACGTTAGGCAGCAGGAAACGCTGTGCCGATACCTGCGGCAGCACATGGACAGGACTGCCCTGTGTATTCTTCTCAGTCTGTATACCGGGCTCAGGATAGGTGAGGTCTGCGGAGTGATGTGGAGCGATATAGACCTCGAAAAAAGAACGCTGACCGTCAGGAGAACGGTGCAGCGGATTGCGGTACAGGGCGGCGGTACAAGACTTGTTATCGGCACTCCGAAAAGTCTGACTTCACGCAGGACTATCCCTCTTCCACCGTTTATGGCAGAGCTGTTGAAAAGTCGCCGTGCGGAGGGTTATGTGCTGACCGGAAAGGACAAGCCGGCTGAGCCGCGCACCCTGCAGGAACGCTTCCGACGGATACTGAGAAAGATCGGACTGCCCAAGGTGAACTTTCACAGTCTCCGTCATGCCTTTGCAACGAACTGCGTTCGTGCAGGCTTCGACGTTAAAACACTTTCGGAGATACTCGGCCACGCAAACGTGACAACTACTCTGAACCGTTATGTCCATTCGTCTATGGAGCAGAAGATACGATGCATGGAGCTGCTGAGGCCGGCAGGGTGA